GGTACAACCCATGATATTAAAGTGGCAAAAGATTTAGTGGATAAAGTAGATTTAACCAACGTTGTCATGCTAAGTGCTGATAAAGGTTATGATGCACAAGATTTTCGTGATTATGTGACAGATAAAGCCATTCATGCTAATATTCCACGCAAGTCAAATAGCAAACAGACCAATGAGCATATGGATTGGTATTTATATAAGTTTNGGCATTTGGTTGAAAATACTTTTTGTAAGATAAAAAATTATCGGGCTATTGCTACACGCTTTGATAAGTTAAAAAGAAACTTTGAAAATAATGTCGCTTTAGCCTTTGCCTATCTATGGTTGCAGCTGTGAATGTTCAACTGACCCTAGTTTTTTGCCAAAAATTTTGCACTACTCACTTCCTTTATTCGTGGGTTTGGATTGTAGTTAATTTGCCATTTTTAAAGTATAGATATTGGTAATCGTCATATACCCATTGTTCTATCGTACCGTGAGCGGTTACAGTTTTGTTAATACTGTTTGGCTCGCCCCAGTTGGTTTGATTGCGGACTTGGTTTTTTGTCATGCCGATTTTGGCAGCAGGTTTTTTGGCAAGGTTACGCTCATAGATATATTCTTTTGCATATTGCAAATTTTTTTGTTTTTCATCGCTAGATAGTTCAAGGACGTTGCCGTTTTTATCAGTAGGATTTTCAACAGATTGTAATATTTGCTTATCTGTCATATTTTCCCATTGTTTTGTAATGTCATACCAAGAACTATAAGCATGAACATTTGTATCTGGGTAATAAGTTACTTTGACCTTTTGGGTAAATCTGGTGAAATTCTCGCCTGCAGGTTTGCCATTATTAACAACATTGGTTAATAATACCTGTCCTTTGCTGTCTTTAAATACATACCTACTATTTGCTAAATGGTCTTCTTTTTCTTGTGCTTGGTTGCTTAGTTTTTCAATATCATCACGAATATCCCCAACATAATAATCATCATCTGTTAGTTGTTCATTATTAACAACATTGGTTAATAACACTTGCCCGTTGCTTTCTTTAAAAACATACGGATTTGCCGAATTTGCTACGCCAACCACGCCAGCCAATAGTAAAATTAGATATCTTTTCATGTGTTTATCCTTATTCACCCTTATTTAAATTACCAATTTAAAAAGCCCATCCAACCAGTTAAGCCCCCTAAAATTTGATACTGTTTATCAAAATCTTCTTTACTTAAAATTTCACCTTCTTTATTTTGCTCGGTGTAAACCCTAATTCTATTATTAGACATTTGTTCAAGATAGCGACAACGAATAAAGCCACCAAAATCCAAAGCGTAAATTTTCCCATCATAAATTGTTAAATCCGCCTTGTTTTTATCAATAAAAGCGATTGTTTTATCCATTAAAACAGGTTTCATTTCTTGACCGATAATGCTAACAGCAAAAACTGAATTATGGTCAGGCACGTCCATACCGCTTAATGTGTCTTGCGATATCGTATATGACAAAATATCTTTTGTTGTTGCTTGATTAAAATAGCTAATTTCAAAAATATCATATCTTCCATAATCATTATTTTTTTGGCTGCTAAAAACATTTTGATTAACAGTTGTATTATTAAAAACACCACTATTAAATTGATTGGCATGAACAACAGGTTGATTATGACTTACATCCATCCACCCAAAATCTAAGTTTAAAGACGTTTCAATATCACGGGCAAAATCATTCCCCATACCAACCTTTTCGCCATTTGGTTTAAAACCCTTTTTTAATTGGCTAATGTAAGATGCAGGCTTATTGATTGCATCAGCAAATTCAGACTGTGTTCTAAAATTTGACATCAAAGCCAACATATTTTGTTTGCGAATTTCTGAAATATCCATAAATCACCTATTAAATAATTTAGTATTTAACTAAAAATATTAACTAAAGTAAATAAATGCAAAACTAAATTTGCAATTCTTTTTATTTAGTTATAAACTATATAAAATATTAGTCTGGTACTAAATTTATGCAAAAACAAACGGAAAGAAAACGCCCTGCAATTCAGTCATTAATTTTAAAAATTAACGACATGAGCGACAGCGACCGCCAAAACTATGCCGAAAAATGCGGAACTTCTATTGGCAACTTACGCCAAATCGCTTACGGTTTTGGTGGTGTATCGCCCAAGTTAGCAAAATCAATCGTAAAAAATTGTGATTGCAATGTAACATTTGAACAATTAATCCCTGAACTTACTTAACAAAAGGAAACCCCATGCACCACAAATCCATAACCCAATTATCACCAGAACACCGTGAGAAAGCCAGAGAAATAGAAACCCTACTTTCTCAACACATCGCAAAAACTACCCAAGCCGAAGTCTGCCGAGAAACAGGGGCAAATAAAGACAAAATCAACCGCCTAGTAGCGAACGATTTAGATTTGATTGCAGGCGTGTTAGCAGTCGTTGGCTTAAAAGTCGTCCCTGAAGACCACGTTTACTGTAGCAAAGAAACCGCCGAAGCCACACGAGAACTACTCAAAAACTGCTTTAACTCACCCGACTACATGAGAATTTTATTCAAATAAAAAACCCTTGTAACGGACATTACAAGGGTTTAGGTATCAGGATAAATATCAACATCAAGATAAGGCAAATTATATGAAAAACACCAACAAAAAGCAAGTGAAATTTAAAAGCGGTATGAAACCAAGCCAAAATCAACTGCTAATCAATCACCTACTGCAGGGCAAACAAATTAACAAAAAAGACTTTATCGCATTAACTCAAAACCCCTTTGCATCCGTGTCCGCTCGTGTGTACGATTTAAGAAAATACGGCTATCCGATTAAAGATGAAAACATCTATCTTGATGACGGCACGCACTACACCAACTTTTATTTGCCAAAATGGTTTTTAACCAGCGTTGCCAATGACGGCTTGGACATTGCCCTACGTTCGGCAGGCGAGATACAACAGATTGACAAGAAACAAGGGGCAAACGTATGAAAATCCACTTTATCAGCCACCACTTTAGCGAATGGGACAGCCAAACCAAACACATGAACCGTCTGGAAAAATCCATTTTTATGGACTTACGCACCCTATACTTTAGCAATGCCACCGCCAATAACGGCAAAATTGATGCAACCGACATAGAGCTTTTGCACTACCGCCTTGCCTGCCACACCGAACAAGAACAACAAGCCCTTGCACGTCTACTCAAAGACCAATTCAAAAAAATCGGCAAAACCTACCGTAACAGCGACTGGGACAACCAAATCAAAAATATTATCTGGGCAATGAAAAACGGCAAATATAGCATAACGGATAGCGTAACAAAAAGCGTAACAGCAAATTATGACAGCATAACACAAAGCGTAACAGACAGCGTAACGCAAAATCCAAATAGCGTAACACAAAACGTAACAACATTAAGCGACAGCGACCGCCAAAAACAACACCGTGAAAAAATCAAAAGCATGGTTAATCTATTAAAAAACAACGGCATAACAGCCAACAGCAAAATGTCAATCGCACAACTGCAAACGCTGATTGAACAAAACAACTTAAATAGCGTAACAGACAGCGTAACGCAAAATCAAAAAGGCGTAACGGACGGCAGACACACGGCGGACGAAAACGTAACAAAAAGCGTAACACAAAATCAAGCGAATATAATAACCATTAACCAAACCCAAAACCAAGAGAGAGAGCAAAAAAGCGAAAAACCGCAAAATCTCACCGCACACACACAAAGAAATTTAAACTCAATCACACATTGGCAAGCCCCAACGCTTGATGAAATACGCCGTATTTTGTTAGCCAATGACTTTGCAGGCGTGTTTACTCAAGAGATTTACGACCAAATTTTACCAAAGTTTAAAAACCACTTTGAAAACTTAGAAATCACCGAAAACAAACGCTTGGCAACCGAACAAAGTCGCATTGACCGTCTAGTCGCTTGGATAAAACGTGAAAAAATTACCCAACAGCCAACTTCCACAGACACAACCACCACACCATCCAAACCGCTAGACCCTAGCCAAGCAATTCTTTGTAATGGGCTACTAAAGCCATTATTCCCCAACATGAACCAACAACAGTCATTGAATTTTCTAAATTCTAATCGTGAACCATACGAAGGACTTGATGAAACCTATGACCGTTTGATGGGCGACATTGATTGGCAAAATTTTGATTATCAAGCGTTTAATGAAAGATTTCAAAAGGTGGTAGCATGACACGCAAAAAACCAATCCAATATGAACGTTATGAACAAATGGCGGTCATGGCATGGGCAAGGTGGCAAAAATGGCACAACGGCAAAGTCAGTCATTACCTACACCACAGCCCAAACGGTGGTAGCAGAAATGCCATAGAAGCCAACAACCTAAAAATTATGGGCGTAATGAAAGGTTTTCCCGACCTATTTTTATTTATCGCAAAACACGGCTACCACGGCTTATTCATTGAACTAAAACGCAAAGAAAAACATTTAGCAAAAATAGACCCTGAACAAACCGAAGTATTAGATCGATTAAGCGAACAAGGCTATTTGTGCAAAGTGTGTTTTGGGGCGAATGAAGCGATTGATGTGATTAAGCAATATTTAGAAATTTAACAAAAGGCAAAAATATGAACGAACATTGCAATTGTGGCGAAGAGCTAACCCCATTTGATATCAAAGGTAAATGCGACAACTGTCTAAAACAAACCACCGCCCAAAAAACCGACATCAAAATTTTAACAACCTGCGTAACGCCATTGATGACTTAGAGCGTTACCTACAACAAAATCTATAACAAAAGTTAGTTAGCCAAAGGAAGATGATGAACCGATTTGCCACCCGCCCTATGTTTGACATTGACGGCTTAGATTGGCTAACTGCCACCTTAACCGCCAAAACCACCAAACTTACCGCCACCGACACGCCAGCCACTACCCCAAAAGATAACGAAACATGGGAAGACCGTTGTGCGTGTATTGGCATGATGAACGAACCTGCCAATGCCTTGTGTTCCATGTTAGTATGGGGATATGACAGCCAACAATGTGAAAAAGTTGTACACTATTTATCCAAAATATTACAACGGCAAAAGATAAAACTACCCAATAATTGCCCCCACTCGCCAGCCGAACTATGCGATAAAATCGCCAACATGGTATTGTATTTACATTTTTGGGATTTGTGGGAGTGTTTCACCGTCAAGGGAAAATTACAATGCGGTGAAATGTTTGGTTGGGGTGCAATCCAAATTCACGAAAGAACCTATAGCAAACAATATTACCCTTACCAAAAACTTGCTATCCAAAAATTACAGGAATTACTATGTGAGATTGAAGATAATATTAAACAATATCGCAAAAATCTTATTTTGTTTGAGCGTGAGCCAACAAACTCGCCTTAATCGCTTGAGCCACCGAACCGTAATGTTCAACCAGTTTATCCAATGCTTCTAAGGCTTCTTTATCTTTTGGCATAAACTGTACCGTTGTAGAGCGTAAGGCTTTGGCATTATAATTGGCTTTGGCTCGTTTGGCGTATTCAGTATTTGAATAATTTGACATTTGACATCACTCCTATTTTGTATTAATATGGTGGAGCAGGTCAGGCAAAACCGCTAATCTTGCCTAACCCCCAGTTTGCTAATGGCTGTTAGCTAACTGGCTTATTGCTTACCAAGCATTAGAGCTTATAAGTAGTAAGACAATAAGGACGATGATTTGTAAAGCTCGGGTCATCGTTCTACTCCTTTCTTTGGCTAGGTTTCAGCCTAGCTTCTCTGCTAAGTTCAACCTTAACCGTCACCAAAACATTATGGTATGCTTGCCTACCTTGTTTTGATAGGTGCTAGTATATACTAAATGGTATATAAATTTAAGTAAAAATATATGAAAATCAAACAAATAGAAAGTTACATCACCTTATCAATGGCAACGTCAGCCAAACTAAACACAGATATACTTAATCAGAAAACAAATCCGCTAATACCCATCCTATTAGGAATATTAGGCGGTGTAATCATTGCAATTTTTTCTTGTAATATCTTACTTGACATCATGATGTAAAATAGGGTATCATTTTGCTATACTGCACAAAGTTATAGCTAAAGACGAATGAAACAATCATTTGTCTTTTTTTTGTGCCTTACTTTTGCAAACAAGAATTATTATAATAGGCTTACAGAGCCTACCCAAACACACAAGCCCACGCCCCTATGCGTGGGTTTTTTATTGTCAAAAGGAAAGTTTATGACAACCCCATGCCGATATCGTGGCTGTCCAAACCTAGTAACCAGTCGCATGATGAAAGGGTTTTGTGACGAACACGCTGAACATCGCAACGGTTGGCTAAAAACCCAACGGCAAAAAGGCAACACAACCAAACGTGGTTATGGCAACGCATGGCGAAAACTCAGAAACCAAATCATGGAACGAGATGCCTACCTTTGCCAAATCTGCAAAGCCAACGGCAAAATCACCCAAGCCCAAGCGGTTGATCACATCATCAACAAAGCAAGCGGTGGCACAGACGACCCAAACAACCTACAAGCCATTTGCCACCCCTGCCACAAAGCAAAAACCCAATCCGAAAGTCGAAAATAATCGGCTTTTTTATTTTTATGGTGGGGGTGGGTAAAAAGTTCAGAGCCTTTTGCCCTATGACCGCCCCCCAAAGTAAATTTTTACGACCGCAAAATTAAAAGTTTAAGGTTTTGTTTGAAATATATGTTTAGGAATAGTTAATTATGGGCGGAATTGCAACTGTTGGTGGGCGTGGACGTAAGCCAAAGCCGACTAAATTGCGTGAATTAAATGGTAACGCTGGTAAACGCCCATTGAATACTAATGAGCCGAAGTTTAGCGAGATTGTGAATATTGAACCGCCTGAATGGTTGCCTGATTTGGCGGTTGAAATGTGGCATAGGGTTGTTCCTGAGTTGTTGGCGAATAAAATTTTAACGTTGGTTGATGTGCATAATGTGGAAGCGTTTTGTTTGGCGTATGCTCGGTGGCGTGAAGCTGAAAGCCACGTTAATGATAATGGTGTGGTGATGAATACACCCATGGGTGGTATGGTAAAAAACCCTGCTTTAACGGTGGTGAATGAAGCTAAAAAACAGATGATACAGTTTGGCTCGTTATTAGGGCTTGACCCTAGTAGTCGTAGCCGTTTGACAGGGTCGGTGGGCAAAGAAACGGTGGCTAATCCGTTTGCGGATTTGTGACTTTTAACTTTTTTACGGATTTTATCATGGTTTGGTATGGGCGTTTATCAGAATGTGGAGCGTGGCGAAAAGTACGCTAAAGACGTCTTGGCAGGCAAGATTGTCGCTAATAAGTGGATAAAATTGGCATGCCAAAAGCATTTTGATGATAAAAAACTTAGCAAAAATAAAGAGTTTCCCTATAAATTTGAACCTGCCAAAGCCGAAAAAGTAGCAAAATTTATCCAGTTATTGCCCCACACAAAGGGCAAATGGGGTTCAAAATCTGAAAAAATTACACTTGAGCCGTGGCAAATTTTCGCTTGTTGCATTCCGTTTGGTTGGGTGAAAAAGTCGGACGGTTTTCGCCGTTACCGTAAAATTTTGGTGTTTGTTTGCCGAAAAAATGGTAAGTCTGCGATTGGTGCAGGGATTGCCAATTATATGTTTTGTGCGGACGGTGAATTTGGGGCGGAAATTTATAGCGGTGCAACCACCGAAAATCAAGCTTTAGAAGTATTTCGCCCTGCTAAGCAAATGGTAGAGCGAACGCCTGAATTAAAAGATTTTTTTGGGGTGCAAGTAAACGCCAGTAATATGAACCGCCCTGCGGACGGCTCACGGTTTGAACCTGTGATTGGTAAACCAGGGGACGGCTCAAGCCCCAGTTGTGCAATCGTTGATGAATACCACGAACACAAAACCAACGATTTGTACGACACCATGGAAACAGGTATGGGGGCAAGAGAGCAACCCTTAATGCTTGTGATTACCACAGCAGGGTCAAATATCGGCGGCCCATGTCATCTAATGGTGCGTGATGCTGAAAAAATGTTGGACGGTGTGGCGGATATTCCTGATTTGTGGGCGATTTTGTACGGCAAAGATGTGGAAGATGATTGGACAAGCGATATTGCCTTGCAAAAAGCCAATCCAAATATGGACGTGTCTATTAGCGGTGAGTTTTTGCAAGCTCGGCTAAGAGATGCCAAAATGTCTGCGACAAAACAAGCGGTATTTCGCACCAAGCATTTAAATGAATGGGTGGGAGCAAAAAATGCGTGGCTGAACATGGGTAAATGGCTAACCGCCCCAAAACGTAAACCGCTTGATGAGTTAAAAAACCGTCCTTGTTATATCGGGCTTGATTTGGCAACAAAAATTGATATGTCAGCGTTGATTTTGTTGTTTCCACCGTCTGCCGATGACCCTTATTATCATGTGTATGGGCGTTATTATTTGCCTGACGTGCGTGTGCTTGAAGAGATAGACAGCAACAGCGAGCGTTATCGTGGGTTTGACAATGCAGGGTTTTTGACTTTGACGATGGGCGAAGTGGTGGATTTTGACGTTATCAAAGATGATTTGCGGTATTTTACCGCCAATTTTGATGTGCAAGAAATCGTGTATGACCCATTTCAAGCAACCCAACTGATGCAAGAAATGGAGCGTGAAGGCATGACCATGGTGGAACTTAGAAACACGGTGGCGAATTTGTCCGAGCCGATGAAAGAGTTTGAAGCCTTGGTGTTGCAAGGTAAAATCGCTCATGGGGATTGTCCTGTTTTGACGTGGCACGCAAGCAATGTGGTGGCACAAATGGACGCTAAAGATAATATTTTCCCACGAAAAGAGCGGAATGAAAATAAGATTGACGGTATTGTGGCGTGTTTGTTTGCGTTAAATCGTGCCTTGGTGCATGACGGCAATAATGGCAGTCTTGATGATTATTTGAGTAATATGGTAATAGCTTAACCGCCTTTTGGCGGTTTTTTAATGGGCAAAAGTTATGTTTACAACCTTAAAAAACTGGTGGGGCGGACTGTTTAACAATAACCGCCTTGCCAAAAACAGCACAGCTGAGCCATTTTTGGGAAGTACCACGGCATCAGGTGGCACTATCAACGCCGATACCGCCCTAAAGCTGTCAGCGGTGTGGGCGTGCGTACGACTGCGTAGTCAGACCATATCTAGCCTACCCTTGCACCTATACGGACAAGATAAAAAAACCGCCAACGACCACCCTTTATATCGGATTTTGCACGATAGCCCAAATGCCGATATGACGGCAAGCGAGTTTTGGGAAAGTGTGGTGGCAAGCCTTGATTTGTGGGGTAATGCGTTTGTTTTTATCGGACGGCATAATGGCGTGATTAAATCACTTGAGCCGTTAATGCCTGACAATATGCAAATTATCCGTAATAAAAATGGGGTAATCACTTACCGCTACACCGAAAACAACCAAATTTTTTATTATACCGACAACGAGATTTTGCATATCAAAGGCTTTACGTTGGACGGTCGGGTCGGCTTATCCCCTATTCAGTATCAAGCCCAAGTCATGGGCTATCAGATCGATGCCAACAATGCTGCCAATCATGAATTTAAAAACAGCTTAAAAGTGGGCGGTTTTTTAAAGACAGGCGAAAAAACACTCACTGACCAACAACGTGAAATGTTGCGTGGTAGCTTGACCGAATTTGGCAAGCCTGAAAACTCTGGCAAGTTTATGATATTAGAAGCTGGCATGGACCTGGCAGGGGGTGGCGGTATCAGAATGAACCCACAAGATGCACAACTTTTAGAAAGCCGATATTTCGGCATTGAAGAGATTTGCCGAACCTTTGGCGTGCCACCACAGCTAATTTATCATACCGACAAGGCAAGCAGTTGGGCAAGTAGCCTTGAAAACATGAATTTGGGTTTTTTGATGTATTCACTGCGTCCGATTTTGGTGCGTATTGAACAAGCCATTGTTAAAAAATTGCTAAGTTCTAGCGAACGTGGCAAGTATAAACCACGGTTTAGCGTGGAAGGCTTGCTACGAGCGGACACGCAGGGGCGAACGAACTTTTATACGTCCGCTTTGCAAAATGGGTGGCTGACACGCAACGAAGTACGAGAATTGGAAGATTTACCGCCGATTGACGGTGGCAATGATTTGACGGTACAGCTTAATTTAACGCCCTTACAATTTTTGGGCAAAAACAACACAGGGGGCGACATATGAATTTAGAAACCAAATCTTTAGAATTTAAAGCCACGCTCAACGATGACGGCACATTCAGCGGTTATTGTAGCGTGTTTGACAACACCGACAGTTACGGCGAAGTGGTCAAAAAAGGGGCGTTTTTAACGTCCCTTAATGTTTGGCAAAGCAAAAATAAAATGCCACCGATTTTATGGCAACATAGCCGTTCAGACGTGATTGGTGTATGGACAAAGCTATATGAAGACGAAAAAGGCTTGTACGGTGAAGGCAAATTGTTAATCAATGATGTTGCCAAAGCTCGTGAAGCCTACGCCTTAATTAAAAATGGGGCGATTGACGGCTTATCTATTGGCTATTACACCAATAAATGGGCGTTTAATGAAGATGACGATGTGCTTGAACTGCTTGAGTTGGATTTAAAGGAAGTATCAATCGTAACTTTTCCTGCCAATGCTGATAGCACGGTGGACAGTGTGAAAGCTGAACGACTGCAAGCGATTAAACAAAGTCAAGTCAGTGATGACGATGTCAAACAAGCGTTGGCGATTTTAAATGCCATTGAATTTTAACTTTAACCAAAAATTAACCTAATCTTTTTAACCGCCCATTGTCAAAAGTGGGCTTTTTTTATGGAGAAAATCCGATGAGTGATACCAACACCGAAATGGCAACCAAGTTTAGCGAAGCGACCGACAAGGTCAAAGCGATTGCCGAAGACCTAAAAGGCAAAATGGCAAACGGTGAAAAATTGAGCCAAACCGCCATTGATAAGGCGGATGAAGCCTTAGTTATCATGAATGAGCTAAAAGCTCGTGTTGATGACGTGGAACAAAAACAAGCAAGCCGTCATGGGACTGGCACGACTGAACGCACGACCTTGGGCGAAAAATTCGCCGATAGCGATGTGTTAAAAGCCTTGCAAGCCGACCCACGTGGCGTAAAGAGTGCCAAAATGGAAATCAAAGCCAACATCACATCAGCTACCGCCAACGCTGACGGCTCGGCAGGGGCGTTGGTGACACCGTTAATCGTCAATGGCTTAATCGCACCGCCTGAACGCCGTGCGACTATCCGTGACCTTATCATGGCAGGTAATACCAATTCAAACACCATTACCTATATGCGTGAAACTGGCTTTACCAACCGTGCAGGCGTGCAAGCCAACGAAGGCGATAAAAAGGCTCAATCTGACATCAAATTTGACGAGCAAACGGTAAACACGGCAACCCTTGCCCACTACTTTAAAGCCTCTCGCCAAATCCTTGACGATGCACCGCAACTAGCAAGCCATATCAACGGTCGCTTGATTTATGGCTTAAAAATGGTGGAAGAACAACAAATCCTAAATGGCGATGGCTTAAATGGCAATCTAAAAGGCATTATCCCACAAGCCACTGCATTTGAAGATAAAGCAACGTTGGCAAAATACACCATGCTTGACCAGTTACGCCTTGCCATGTTGCAAGGGGCGTTGGCAGAATATCCAAGTGACGGTATCGTACTTCATCATATTGATTGGGCAAAAATTGAACTTGCCAAAGATGACAACGGTCGCTACATCATTGGCAATCCGCAAGGCACAATCACACCGACCCTTTGGGGCTTGCCTGTTGTCGCAACTCAAGCCATGCAAGCAGGTAAGTTTTTGACGGGTGCGTTTAAACTGGGTGCTCAAATCTTTGACCGTCAGCAGTCGGCTGTGGTGTTAGGTTTTGAAAATGACGACCTTACTCGTAACTTGATTACTATTCTCGCTGAAGAACGCATTGCCTTAGCGGTTTATAGACCTGAAGCCTTTATTACTGGTACTTTGGCGGATAAAGTGTAGTTTTTATCAGACAAAACAAAAACCCAACTATTTGCAGTAGTTGGGTTTTTTATTACCCATTTAACGATGACTTAAACGGATAACTTATGAACAATGATAAACGATTTTTTATAAAATTGCTAGGTGTTTTTATGATTGAAATTAACAATGTAACGCCTGAAAAGATTGAAAAACTGCTTTGGATGGTGTCAAAAATCGTATTTTTGGTAATAATTTTGATTAAATTACCTGATTATATTACAGCAATTAAATGGTGGTAATAAGGAAAAAATTTATGCAATACCAAGTTATTCAACAACATTTTGGCGATAAACAATATTGGGCAGGCGAGACACGCACGGTTGAAAATAAACACGATGCCGAAACGCTGATTAATATGGGTTTAATCGCACCGCTTGACGAAAAGGCGGAAAAAACACCAAAAAATAAAAACGGCAAACAACCGAAAAACAAGGCTGAACCTGAAAATATTGAAACTGCCGAAGAAGTAGCAGAAGACATTGAAACAGCAGAAGAAGCCGAAATTGACAACAAGGCGGAATAAATGAGCGACATTATCCCCATTGACATAGCCATACACCATTTGCGAGCCGAAGACGATGATAAAATCATGGTGGCACGCTACCTAAAAGGGGCAATCAGCAGTGCCGAAAACTTTATGGGGCGAAAAATCGTGTTAGACAATCCAAGCGATGACGATGTGGTGTTTAGCCCTGCGATAGAAATCGGTATTTTGCTAATCCTTGGGGATTTGTACGCTAACCGTGAAAATACAGCGGTTGGCACAGTGGCAGAATTGCCGATGGGGGCAAGATTTCATCTGCAACCGTACCGCAAAATGGGAGTGTAACAATGTTACAGGCAGGTAAATTAAGAAATCGTATCAAGATTTTTAAGCCAGTTACCAAACGCTCGCCAACTGGTGCGGTCAAGGCTGAAAGTTGGGAACATATCTTGACACTTTGGGCGAATTTTCAGCCGTTGTCGGTGAAAGATGTTGTCAATAGCCAAATGGCAGGTTCACAGCTAACGGCTCGTTGCGTTATTCGTTATCGTAATGATATTAATAGTAGTATGCGTGTGGAATATCAGGGCGAAATTTATCAAATACATGGAGAACCGTTACCTGACAATGCAACTGGCAAGGTTTATTTAACTTTGATGTTAAAGAGTATTTAAAAATGGCAAGATATACAACGTTAATCAATGAGCGTTTGGGTGGCAATATACAAGGGCTTGATAGTTTAGACCGTAAATTGGCAGAGCTAGAAAACCAAATGGCAGGCAAGGTATTATATCAAGCCCTAAATTTTGCCACCAATCCCATGTTAAAAGATGCCAAAGCAAAAGCTCCCAATAGCCCCACTGCCTATAAACGCTATATGTCAAGCGGTCAGGGTCAAGCGACCTTTAAACGCGCCAAAAACAAAGTTAGACGTGGCAAACGTAAACGAGCCAAACGTGGACAGGGCAAATACGTCATTCAGCAAGCAGGTATTCTCAAAAAAAGCATACGCCGAATGCGAGCAAAAAGCATTAAAAACGGTGCTGGCGTGGGGATTTATATTCATCAAAAAGGCAAAAAAACAGGCAATTCACCGTTTTATTGGCACATGGTGGAATATGGCACAAGCAAAATGACGGCACAACCATTTTTACGCCCTGCTTTTCACAACAACAAAGACATAGCGGTTAATCGCTTTGGCGATAAGTTAAAACAAGCCATTGATAAAGCCGTTAGGAGTTAAGCAATGAACGTTGGTGAGCGACTTTTTCCGATTATTGGGTTTTTGGTAAATGATGAAATTTATCCACTAATCCGCCCAGAAACCGCCAAAGGGCAACCGCCTTATATTATCTATACGCCGATTAGTTCTCAGTCGGAAAATAGCCTTGATGGATTTTTAGGGCATGAATACGCCCAAATTCAAATAGATATTTATCATAGCGATTATGACGAATTAGACAGATTAACCAATCAAGTCATTAAAGCGATTAATGACAATATCACACCGTCCGAATTTTTAGGCAGACAGCATTTATATGATGATGACAGCGAACTATTTCGCCAAAGCCTAGATTATCAGTTTTGGACATCAATTTTTAACCAAGCCTAAGGAGTAAAATATGGCTGAAAATAGCGAAACCGCCAATCTTGCGGACAGTTTTTATACCGTTCATTATTCAACGGACGGACAAACATTTAAAAAAATTCCTGCCTTACAAGAAGCGGACGTACCGAGTGAAGAAGCGGTATTAGATGAAGTAACAACAACCGATAGCAAACGCAAAATTGAAGTACCCGTTGATTTTGTTGAAGATGGTGAGTGGTCGTTTACCTACGCCCATGATGAAAGCAATGCCGACCACAAGGCATTGCAAAAAGCCTACAAAGATAAAAGCGAGCTGACCTTTCAAATCAAATTTCCCACCGCTCCAACGCTAAATTGTGAGTTTAAGGGAATTATTTCAGCGTTAAATATCAAGGCGGAAACCAAAAAGAAAATCCGCCGTGAAGCAAAGGTAAGCATTACATCTAACATTTCTAATAGTTTAACAGGTGGTTAAAAATGAATTTAAAAGACAAAATTTTAGCTTTAGCAGTTGCCAATACCATAGTGGCAGTAACTTCTGACAATGTCCCTGAAGGCATTTTTGTCAAAAAACTAAGCATTGGCGAACGTGAAATTTATGCCAAAAAAATTGATAAAGCCATGAAAAAAAGCAAAGACAATGCAATGAATGCGTTGGCGTTTTGTTTGGTGGCGTGTGATGAACAGGGTGAGCCGATTTTTAGCGAAGATGATATTGATGATGTCAATAAATTGCCGTCTGATTTGGTGCTTGATGTGCTTGATACCTTTAATCAAATCAATGGTTTTAGCCAAAAATCGCAAAAAGCGGTTGATACTGCGGAAAAAAACTAAAACGCCACTTTGAACTAAGGTTTTTGCATAAACTGGCAGGGCATTTGGGAAAGACGGTAGGCGAACTCAAACAATCTTTAAGTTATGATGAATTGATTGATTGGATTGCTTATGACCGATTAGACCCAATCGGAGCATATCGGCAAGATTTACAAACAGCTCTGCTTGCGATGTTGCAAAGTGGCGATAAAGATAGTCAATTAACTGATTTTGTATTAATTGACCCTAATCCAATGACAAAAAAACAACGTAGAAAGTTGAGAATTGAACGTGAAAAAGCAGAACATCATGCACGAGCCAAGCGATTAATGGCAAAATTTGCAAGATTACAACAAAAAACCCAGTAATTGGCGTTACTGGGTTTTTAATTTCAATATTTAAGGTTATTGACAAGATGAATTTTAACATAGATTTGGGACAATGGGTAGTCAAAATGTTAGAAAAATACGAAAATTCAACAAAAGTTAGATTTTTGGTAAACTGGCTTGTTGTCTGTTTAACATTATTTGCTTTGGCAAGTTTTATTAATGCGGTGAAGTGGTGGTAAAATGGCTCAAGTATTAGAACGCTTACAACTGATTATGGAAGCGAACACGGCAAACTATGTCAGTCAAATTCGCAACGCCAGAAGTCAATCATCACGAGATTTTACCAATATTCAAGAAAATGTTGCCAAAATGCAACGCAAAGTTACCCAAAGTTTTGTTAATATTGGGCGTGAAGCGGTTGCAGGGCTTGGGGCATTTGCCAGTATCGCAGGGGCATTGTCTTTTGCACGCACGGCGGATAGTATGCAGGATATGCACGCCCAAATTAAACTGGTAACCGCTTCAACTGAACAATACCAAGCAGTACAAGAAAGCCTACACGCTTTATCACAAAAAAATTATGCGGACATAGAAGCAACAACTGGATTATATACCAATTCGGCTCGTGCGTTGGCAAGTCTTGGCAAAACCCAACAAGAAGTATTAAAATTCACCGATGCGGTCAGCCTTGCTATGGGCGTGGGCGGTAAGTCCGCCACCGAGCAAGCATCTGCCCTACTGCAGTTAGGGCAAGCCATGCAATCAGGCGTGTTAAAAGGCGATGAATTTCGTTCACTGGGCGAAAATGCCCCTATTATGCTTGATTTGATTGCACAAAAATTGGGGGTAACTCGTGGTGCTTTACGAGATTTATCCAAAGAAGGTAAAATCACCGCAGAAGTGGTCTATGATGCAATGGCAGGCTCAACTGAAAAACTACAAGCCATGTTTGACAGTATGCCTGTAACCATGAGCCAAGGTTTAACCCAAGTCAAAAATGAATATAAACAGTTCACCCATGAAGTGATGAATGGCACAGACGGCATGGCAAGCCATATTGCGAGTACTTTAAGTTGGCTAGCGAGTAATTTTGACAATCTTGTCAATGTGGCAAAAGTCGGCATTGGTGTGGTGGGTGTATTGGCATTTAAAAGTTTGGCAACGTCCGCCATGTCTGCTATTGCACCGATTGTGGCAAATACTACTGCAGTCCTTGCTAATGCCAGTAGCCAACAAGCCCTAGATAGGGCTATTTTTGTCGCTCAACGTAACCGAGTAATTGCTACTTTAGCATTACGCAATTACAAAATAGCTCTCATAGAAACCGTTACTGCAACGCTTGCCTATGCTCGTGCATTGCCTGCCAAAATTGCCAATATTAACCGAAGCACCACATCTATTATTGCCAATATTAGAGCAACCTTATCATTGGCAAACGCCCAAAAAGCCATTATCAGCACTACTATTTTGGCAGGACGTGGGATTTTGGGCGTTGGTACAGCTTTGGGGCGTGTTGGGGCGATGATTAACGCCCACCCACTCATGATTATTGGCGGTGTACTTTTAACCGTGATTGCTCATACCGAAGGCTTGCAAGGGGCGTTTGAGAGTTTTGGCGATGCGGTCAATGTGGTGGGTAGTATTTTTAGCGAATTTGTGGTGATGTCGGTAAAAGGTATTGGCTCGCTACTCGGCAGTGCGGTAGATTTTTTTGGCAATTTTATTTCAGGTTCAAAACAAAGTACGCAAATATCACAAGGCTATTTTGGGGCATTGTTTAGCAATACTGAAAAAGGTTTTGTTGGTGTGTTGCAGGTTTCTGCTCGTGTGTTTGATTTGGCAGGAGCAACTATTCGTGGTTTTGTTGTAACTGGCATTAATGCGATTAAAAATTTGGTGATTGGGGCTTCAAATGCCTTAAGTTGGTTAAAATCTCAATTTGGATTTGGTGATGGTTCGCAACAATCCTATGAAAGTTTAAGTTTAACAGGTAATATTGCAAAAAGCGTAGCTGTTGTCTCAAGTAGCGGACTTGAAAATCTTGTTAATACCCATAATCAAATGGTCAATACCAAAAAAGCGACTGATAAGGCAACGCTTGCATTGGGTGGTATGAGAACGGCATTTGACAAAGTTGGTGGTTCGGCGGATAAAGCAGGTGGCAAAGGCAAATCAGCAACCAATAAAATCAAAAAAGGGGCTGATGAAGCCAAAAAAGCATTGGAAAAGTTAAAAGATGAGTATGAACAATTACGTCAATCGTTTTGGACAGATGGAGAAAAAATCAAAGCTCAAACAAGTAAAAACCTTGCTTTGGTAGAAAAAGCGATAAAAAATGGATTGGGTAAAACCGAAGGAGAAAGACTTAAAAACAATATTCTTGGTAAAGAAACTGAAAGTTTAGCATTGTTAAAAAATCAACATCAAGAAGAGTTAGCAGAATATACAAAATTTTTTACAACAAAAGAAACTTTATTGGATGAACATTATACTAGACTGGCTGAAAATATTGGCGTATCAACCAAATATAGCACCGAAGAAAAAAATAATATTCATCAAGCATTAGCTGTTCAGTTGCACAATGAACAACTAGAATATCAGCTATCTATTTTGGAGCGACTGCAAGACATTGACGACTATAAAATGTCTGAAGAAGATTTAATTGGCAATAAATATGCATTAATGGCAAGCCGTATTGATATGGAGTTTAAGACTAGCGACCCTGCTCGTCATCAATCATTTATGAAGGCAATAGAAGAACGCAGAGATTACGAACTAGAACAACACCGACTTGTCAAAGAAAAACAAATCAGCGATATGTTAGATTTTCAAAAAACCGACTTACAAAGAATTGCGGATAAATATGCCTTTGAGCGTCAAGAAATTGAACGTAATCTTAAATTAACCGAAGACGAGCGGTTAAAACGACTGGATATCATCAATCAGCAACAAGTCTTTGACATCCAAAAGTTACAAAAAACGCAACGAGACGAATTTTTAACCCAACAAGCAGGCTTTATGGGGGCAAATGAATATCTTGAACTAGAAAACAGCCTTGCCACCCAAAAAGAAAACCTAGACAAATGGCGAGACAACGAAGCAATCAGCGATGATGAATGGAAAGCAGGTAGGTTACAAGCCGAAAAAAACTACCTACAAGCCAAAAATGCCTTAACCCTAAGCTATGGCGAACAAATGGCAGGCAACATGGCTGGCGTGCTAAAAAATATCGCAGGTGAAAACAGCCGAGCCTACCGAGCCATGTTTGCCGTTGAAAAGGGCTTTGCGATTGCCAAATCTATCATGGCAATTCAAGCCACTATTGCTAGTAGCGGTATGTCTTTGCCATTTCCTGCCAATCTTGGGGCCATGGCAACGATTGCCACGCAAATGGGTAGTATTGTGGCAAATATTCAAGCCGTGCGTATGCCAATCGGACAAGCCCATGACGGCATTATGTCTGTGCCAAAGTCAGGTACTTGGAACTTAGAAAAAGGCGAACGAGTGTTACCAAAACATACTGCAAAAGCCCTTGATGATAGGCTTGATAACTTTGACAAAAAAGGCAATACGCCAAACATCATTATCAACAATTATTCAGGCGAAAAAGCCGAAGTTAGCCAACAGCCGAACGGTGATTTGCTTGTCATTATCGGTCAAGTGGTAGATGCCAAAATCGCCAAAAACAACCGAGACCAATTAAGACAAGGGGGGATAAACTATGGCAGATAATCTGAAAACTTTTAACTGGCAAATGAACATGGGAGCTTCTGCCAAGGTCCAACATAACCGTACCAAAACCCAATTTGGAGATGGCTACGCCCAACTGGTTAGTCATGGCATCAACAACAAAGTAACCGATTGGAATGGTAATAAGACAGGCGATTTGCAAACAGTGATCAAGCCGATTATGGATTTTTTGGACGAACACAAAGGCATTATCCCCTTTTGGTGGACAAATCCACACGGACAAACCAAAAAATACACCTGCCAAAATTACAACGTATCTCAACGTAAAGGCAATATGTGGCAAATTACTTTAGAATTTGAAGAATATTTTTAACCGCAAATGATACAATTTGCATAACCCAAGCCTTTGTTTATCAAAGGCTTTTTTATTGACAAGGAAAAACCATGAGCGAAAAAACTTTAACCACGCTTTCACGCACCGAAGCGGTGATTTTATCAGCATTTATTTACCAAGTGGATAACTGGAAAAATCAATATGGCGAAAAAGCCGACAATATTGAAATCATCTACTACCCCGAAGATGACGGCTTTGATGTGTCAAACAATGAACCCAAAAAAGGCAAACGCATTACCGCATTTTTTGCCGATATCTTGACTTGGGCGAACGGTCAATTAAAACAGCTACAAGGCTATAACCAAGAAAATAGCGTGCAAAAATTCGCCCTGTCGTATAAAGACAATCAATACGGCGTATCGGTACAGACTGCCCCAAAAGAAAGCGAGCTTTAAAAAGCAAAATCCCAAAGACGGCAATCTTTGGGATTTTTATTATCCGATGAAACAATACTTATTAGGACAAGAGATATTATAAATGCTAAACAATCATAAGTCAAACAGCCAATTAAATGTAGGTGGAAAAATGAACGCACAAGATGCAGGAAAAGTAGGCAAAATGCAAGCAGTGGCATTGATTATTTTGGCGTGTGGGCTAAGTTCTTTGCTCGTATGTTTTGGCATATCTTTAATTGGGGGGTTAAAATGATCTTCACCCAAAAAGTAGAACAACCAGTCGTACAAGGTTTAATCACCTTGTATGAATTAGATGCACGAAAATTAGGCGGTGAAGTTTACCGCTTTCACGGGCATAATGACGGCGTAATTACATGGCAAGGGCAAAATTTTACGCCAATCGCCATAAAAGCTGACGGCTTAGAAGTACGATCAGACGGTCGTGCCTCTGCCCCTACTTTAACCATTCATAACGATATTAGCGGTGTACCGCAGGCCTTACGCTTTTTGTGTATGCGGTTTAAAGATTTTGCAGGGGCGAAATTAAAAGTCATTCATACCTTGGCAGAGTATTTGGCTAGCGATGACGAACAAAATTTTAAAATCCAAAACTGGTACATTGAACAAAAAACAAGCGAGACCAACGCCACCACCACGTTTGAATTGTCAAATCCTGTAGATTTTGACGGTTTAAAAATCCCTGTGCGTCAGATTACCAGTTTTTGTCATTGGGCGGTGTGTGGGCGGTATCGCATGGAAGAATGTGGTTATACAGGCACAGCTCGTTTTACCAAAGACGGCAAACCCACCGATAATCCAGAACTGGACAAATGCGGTGGTAGGCTGTCGGATTGTAAGTTACGGAACAATGAACAACGATTTGGCGGATTTCCTGCCAGTAATTTGATAGGATAAAAAAACCGCTTAATAGGGCGGTTTTTTTAATGATTGGATTTCGGTTAGGATTTGTTTGAGTAGGTCTGATTGGTCGGTTGGGCTGGCAAGCAATCCATTATCCAATAATTCAACAACAGCTGTATTTAATGACATATTATGAACATTGGCATAATCTACAACCGCTTGGTGTAAGCTAGGCGGTAAACGGATTTGTGAGCGTTTCCAAGTGTCTTGCGTTTGTAATAATTCGTGTTGGTTAAGATATGACATAAAAATTTGTGCCTTTTTTCAAAAAAAATTCTTGACATAAATTATAATGTCATATATTATATTTGTCAATGACATAAAAAATTATGTCAGATTGGGCAAATGCCCATAAATAAGCCCTGCTATCCGACCAAGAACCGCAGGGCTAGAACATCAACCAAGTAAGGAAAATATCCTATGAGTAATGTAACACAAAAGCCCCTTGAAAATCAAGGATTAGTGCCTGTTTTTAGTGGGCAAATCAACCAAAACGCTGAAATGCTGTGTGATGCTCGGCAGTTACACAAATTTTTGGGTGTGGGTCGTGATTTTTCTAACTGGATTAAAAATCGTATCAAAGAGTATGGTTTTGTTAAAAATCAGGATTTTATCATTGTACAAAATTTGAGCTCGCCAAAACTGGCGAACTCAAAAGCTCGCAAACAAATGATGATTGACTACCACATCACCCTTGATATGGCAAAAGAGCTGTCAATGGTGGAGAAAAACGCCAAAGGTCGTGCCGTTCGCCGTTATTTTATTGACTGCGAGAAAAAAGCCAATTCATTGACCGCACAAATTACCGAAACCACCATTTTGCTTAAAAGTATTGACGGTAATTTGTCGCAAGCAGGGCGGTATTTGGCAATTCACGGCAAACAAACTAAGCCCACCTTAAAAGGCAGATTGTCTGAACTTCTACAAAAAGCACAACCATACCTCCCCTTTGTTGAGTTTGGAGGTGCAAAATGAGCCAAGTTAACAAGATGGATTTATACGATGCCCACACGCTAGCTTCTAGCTACTTGGATTGGATTGCCACTTTGATTAGTCAAGCCAAATCTAGCGGTAATGATACTTTGCTTGATATTGCTTATTATTTGGCAGACAGTCAGTCGGTAGAATTTGCCGAAAGTGCCAAGCGATTTGAATAAACACAATTTACCCAACAACTCACAAAAACCGTCTATTTGTTTAGGCGGTTTTTTTATTGGAAAAAATTTATGAAATTGACTAAAAATTTAACATTACAAATTTCCCAACACGCCACCAACGAATACCCAAAAGAATGTTGTGGCGTGATTGTAAATGACGTTTATCACCCTTGCGACAATATCGCTTTTGACCCATTCAATCATTTTGAAATTGACCCAGTTGCATATTTGGATTTTGGCGAGATTGAAGCGATTGTGCATAGCCACCCAGACGGCACAGGCGAAATGTCCGAAATGGATAAAACCCAAATGGGACTGCATGGCGTGGACTGGGTAATTTGTGGAATTGGCAAAGATTTATTGACCGATGATTTTTATATTGATTTACAAATTCATCAAGCAAAAGCCCACCATGCCCCACTTTTGGGGCGTGAATATGTGCATGGCGTGCAAGATTGCTATACATTAGTGCAAGATTATTATAGCCGAGAGCTTAATATTGACTTGCCCAATTTTAAGCGAATTGATGACTGGTGGGAAGATGAAAATCATGAGCCACTTTATGAAAATAATTTTGCAAAAGCAGGTTTTAAAGTGGTGGATGATTTACAACCGCACGATGTCATTTTATGTCGTGTAGGGCGAACGTACCATGTTAATCATGCCTTGATTTTTGTTGGTAATGGCAAATTGCAATCCGAAAATACGCCTGATTGTGTGGGTGATAATTTGGTATTGCATCACCCACATGGGGCGTTGTCAAGACGTGAAATTTTTGGCGAAAGTTGGCAAAAACGTACGGCGTTAATTGTACGGCATAAGGAATTAATAAATGAAAACCATTGAACTACACGGCATTTTAGCCAAAAAATTCGGCAGATTTTTTAAATTACAAGTCAATTCCGCCAAAGAAGCGGTTCATGCGATAGCTTGTCAAATCCCTGCCTTTCGCCAATTTATGAACGATAGCGAACGCTTGGGCTATCGCTTTGCGGTGTTTAATGGCAAAAAACGTAATGCAAAAACCAACATCGGCGAAAATGAGCTTGACAACATTACCACGGCAAATCACATTCACATTGTCCCAAAAATTATCGGCTCAGGCGGTAAAGCCTTTGGGTGGTTACAAGTGGTGGCAGGGGTGGCATTGGTTGCCACAGGGTTTGGAGCAGGAATTGGGGCAGGTCTTGTAAATTGGTCGCTTGTCGGAGCAGGGGCAGGGCTATTATTGGGCGGTGTATCAACTTTACTTATGCCAACACCCAAACTTGACACCGAGAATGAAGATGGCAATAAACCCAACAATGGCTTTGGCGGAGCGGTAACCACAGTTGCCCAAGGTAACCCAGTCCCAATTTTGTACGGTGAGCGAGACGTTGGCGGTTTTGTTGCTTCGGCAGGGATTTATACTGAAGATAAAGCGTAAATTTTAAAGGTTAATTATGCAAATTCTAGGCTCAAAAAAAGGGGCAAGTCAGCCCAAAAAACCCCATATTGCCAAAGACGATTTAGTCTCAACCGATTATTACAAAGGCTTGTATGGACTTTGCGAAGGGGAAATATTCGGTCTTTCAGATGGTGGTAAATCTATCAAACTTGACGGCACACCTTTAATTAATGCCAACGGACAGCCCAATTTTAAGGGCGTAAACTGGGATTTTAGAAGTGGTACGCTTGACCAAAGCCATATTGCAGGCTTCCCTGCGGTGGAAAACGAGCAAAGCATTGGCGTAGAACTTCGCCACGACCGCCCATACACAAAGGCGATTAACAACAAAGAACTCTCAGCGGTGCGTGTACGGCTAAATCTTAACGCCTTGCGAGAACAAAAAGACAACGGCGATATTGTGGGTTATGCGATTGAATACGCCATTGATTTGCAAACCGACATAGGGGCATTTGTGGAAGTGTTACGCCAAACTATTCGTGGCAAGGCAAGCTCTGGCTTTAAAAAATCGCATCGCATTGATTTACCCCCTGCTAAAAAGGGTTGGACAATTCGCATTCGCCGTATCACGCCAAACCGTGATAGCGATTTGGTCGCTGATAGCATGACAGTGGACGCACTCACTGAAATCATCGATGCCAAATTAGCCTATCCTTGTACCGCTCTTTTGGGCTTATCTTATGATGCCAAAACGTTTAACAATATCGCAAAATTGGCGGTGCGTTTAAAAGGCAAAATCATTCAAGTACCCACCAATTACAACCCTGATACTCGCCAATACACAGGACTGTGGGACGGTACGTTTAAAATGGCGTATTCTAATAATCCTGCATGGGTGTTTTATGACCTTTGTACCCATAAACGCTATGGTTTGGGCGAACGCTTAAATGGCATGGTGGACAAATGGCGATTATACCAAATCGGACAATATTGTGATGAACTGGTAGATGACGGCAAAGGTGGCAAAGAGCCACGTTTTACCGTGAATGTGTATATCCAACAAGCCGATGATGCGTACAAAGTGTTGCAAAACTTGGCTTCTGTGTTTCGTGGAATGAGCTTTTGGGACGGTCAAAACATTGTGGTGGATAGCGACACACGCAAAGACCCAGTTTATACCTTTTCACCTGGCAATGTGGTCGGTGGCGAGTTTAGTTACACAGGCACACGGGCAAGGGATAGACACACCGCCGTTAAAGTGGCATGGGATAACCCAGACAATGATTTTAAAACCGAATATGAAGCCGTGCAAGATGAAGAAGGCATTGCCACGCAAGGCTTGCGTATGCTTGATATGAATGCCTTTGGTTGTACCAGTCGTGGGCAAGCCATGCGTGCAGGATTGTGGGCGTTAAAAAGTGAGCAATTAGAAACACGCTCCGTCACCTTTAAAACAGGGCTTCAAGGCTTTATTCCACAAGTTGGGCAAGTCATTAATATTGCCGATAATGTGTTTGCAGGGCGTGCAATCAGCGGTCGGATTGTCAGTGTAAACGGCAAACAAATCACCCTTGACCGTGTGGCAGGGAAAGTGGGCGATATTCTGACAATCGCCACGGCAGACGGTGTTTTATCGACAAAAATTACCGCCATAAATGATAAAATTGTAACCGTTAATCAAGCGTTAAACGTGGCAAATGAAAGTATTTGGGCGATTGTGGCGGACGATTTAAAGTTAATGCAATTTCGTGTTTTAACCATTGAACAACATGATGATGCCACGTTTAGCATTCACGCCCTGCAGTACGAACCACAAAAATTTGATGCGGTGGACAATGGCGTACACATCACGCCACAGCCTTACAGCGTGTTAAAAGCCACGCCAATCACCGCCCCCAATAGCGTAACTTTGACAAGCTCCAATCGTACCGTACAAGGGCAAGTCGTAACCACCTTAACAATTAACTGGGAGCAAGTACAAGGGGCAACTGCCTATATCGTTAAATGGCGAAAAGATGACGGCAACTGGCAAACCTTGCCAAAAATAAGCGGTCAATCGGTGGATATTGACGGCGTGTATCAAGGGCAATATTTAGCCCAAGTACAAGCCGTTGATAGTTTTGATAACGAAAGTTTACCAACCACAAGCGAACTTACCACCATTCACGGCAAAACTGGCAAACCGCCACGCCTTGCTAAATT